TCTCAGACATTGTAAACGGTACAGAACCACACTGGTATGATCCTGACTTTACAGAAGACGAGGGCCAACCCACTTGGGAACAAGAGTGGCAAGACTTTGGTGAGGTGTATGACGATGAACCAAATAGTATATAAATGGGTGGATGATGGCACACATAACAAAAAATGAACAAGGTGAACTAATCTTAAGAGATGACTGGTGCATTGAAGACATACACCAAGCAGCTGACGATTTAGGTCAAAAGATATCTGATGACCAAGCAGAAGATATACTCCTTACAGTAGCTAATAACCATGACTGTAATATAGGTATCAATTGGGAAGTGTTCTATTATCACATAGAAAGAATAGAAAATGCTTAAACGTATCCATATCAACCAGCATGTTATCAGGGCCAATGCAAAGTCTGGTGATCGTAACCCCGTAATCACTGTCAAAACCAGTAAGTCTAACGAGTATGCACACGCTGTCCATATCATGGGCGGTAGCACAGTCGTATACAGCCCTGACAAACCACTATCATGTGGTGCTAAAGTCTGGATAGAAACTAATGCAGAAGTGGTACTAGAACAATGAACTACATACATGAAGTATATATCCCATGTGCAGTGGGTAGACAAACCTTTGAAGATGCCAAGACACTTCTAACTAATATTCATGGCGGCTGCACAGCATACAACGGTGTTGGTCACTGGAACAATGAGGGTACTAATACTGATGGTACTACTAACTCTGTCCAGATGCGTGAAGAAGTCTGGATTGTTCGTATTGTAACTGACGATCCCACATTCTCTGGTCTCAATCTAATTGAGGCTGAACTATTCAAACGTAACGAGAAATGTGTCATGTCAACCACTCAAGAAATAGCGGTTAGGTTTAACTATGCGTAGTAAAAGTAAACTGGTATTAAAAGCAAGAATAGTAAAACATATCATAGAATACTATGAACTAGACTGCACAGGTATGGACATGGATGAAGTCAAAGATGAAATGGAAATAGCCTATGTTGAAGACAGAGATAATTGGGAATACCAATACACTGAGTCTGATGGTAGTGAAATTGACATAGAGTTGGAAATTGTAAATGCTTGATAAACATGTATACATACGTAAAGACGGTGGAGAAACTTGGTGCTACGGCACTATCAAAGAAGATAGTAACTTCTCTATTGTGTGTGAAGATGAATACAACGATGGTATCTGGGCTGGTGATTTAGATTTCTACCCAGAAAACTGGGATCAAGTCTGTGAGTATCTAGAAGAATACTATGACCCACACATTGAACAATTGGAGACTTGTTAATGTTTGCAGAAGCACTCGTATGTCTTGCACTTAACATCTATCATGAAGCACGTGACCAGCCCTTCATTGGGCAGGTTGCAGTTGCCCAAGTAGTAATGAACCGTGTAGATGATGATAGGTACCCCGATGACGTATGTGCCGTAGTTATGCAAGGCCCAACGTACTCATGGAAACCAAACTTCCCTGTGCGTCACCGCTGTCAATTTAGCTGGTACTGTGATGGTAAGTCAGATAAAACACCTGACAAAACAGCATGGAAACAAGCAATGCTGATTGCACAAGGTGTGTACACAGGTAACCTTGATGACTTCGTTGAAGGTGCAACACACTATCACGCAAACTATGTGCTACCTGAATGGGCTGAAAGTAAAGTACCTGTCGTACAAATAGCTCAACATATGTTTTATAGGTGGGAATAAAATGGATAACTACACAGCCGTTGGTATCGCTGAAGGATTTATAGAATCAGATAACGAAAACCAAACAATAGAAGCTTGGCAACATCTGATTAACACTGGACTCGCTTGGCAATTGCAAGGGTTCTTTGGTAGAACCGCAACACAACTAATTGAAGCTGGAGTGTGTCATGACTAAACAAGACTTTGAGTTCTTTGCTAAGTTTGCTGTAAACTACTCTCTGCCAGATGAAGCTATCACAGAACTACTAGAGTTATTCAAAAAACGTAATGACCGATTCTGTTGGCAAAAGTGGTGGTTTCGTTACAACAAACTAAAGAGTGTGTAATGGGCAAGATGAAAGACATAATGATAGAACTAGAAGAAATGGTTCAAGAAGAAGTAGCACAAGAATGGAATTTCTGTCAAAACTACGTTGATGAATCACGAGTCTACATTAGAACCCATACAATAGACTTAGTAAACTTTCAATTAAACGAACTAGGACTATCTATGGACGAAAAAGAAATAGAATCTATGGTAGATAACTCGATTAACAACATATTTGTATAAGGAAAAATTATGAAACTATCATTCGATGTATATACAAGACACCTAGATAAAGCTACAGAAGCATTTACAAAACTAGACACTGTTTGTAATGAAAGCCTTAGGCTAAGCAAAGGTAAGCGATATAATTCAGACCTAATTCATTACAATGTCTATGGCTCTATAAGTACAGAAGAAATCGCAGTCCTACACGATGCTTTCAAAGATGGCTTTGTAGACGATAGTGATGATGTGTAATGGCAGTGGCTTTTACCAACATAGAAGATGTATATGCTGAAGCCGATGGTAAAATTGCCATTGACTTTGGTGGTGAAGAAGTGCTTCTAACAGAAGAAGAAGCAATCACTCTTTATATCGATCTTGGATTTGTCCTTCAAGATCTTGATCAATCTCGTACAGTACAGTAGAAAGTTAAAGACATGCAAAAAATTATTGTAAACCCTATCGGACGACAGAACCTGCAATTCCGGCGCACTACAAGCCAATACGGACCTAAGGGTTCTTTCTCTAGTAACCAAGGATACCTCTCTATCTCACGGTTACCTGCTGGAAGTCCTAACGGCACTGGTGGTAACTTCTGTAGCCGACCTAAAGTATAACCAAAAATCCCTGGGTACACTTATGTGTGTACTCAGGGATCTTTTATTTATTTTCAGTAACCGACAAAACGCATATGCATCTTTTTTGGGTAACCGACAAAATGCATCAGTGTCGCGGGGCACTCGCTTCGGCACTTGCTTCATCTAAAAGTTCTTGCAGTTCCTCATCAGACAAGTCTTCAGCCTGTATCTCAACATTAGTTTGATCAACACGTGCAAGCTTTGGTGACTCAAATTCTGCAAGGGTCTTTGCAATATCAAGTGCAGTACTCATGTCATCTTTTTCTAATGCTTTAAACATCATTATCTTAAGGACATCCAAAGAAGTCATATCATTTGTAGAGAGAACATCGTCTTTATATTTGCCCCATTCATAAATGGACATCTTAACAGCTTCTCTTGCTTCTTTATTAGCCTTGCGCGTAGCCACACCTTTCTTTTGTGCAGCCTTTGCAGATTCAGTTGTCCAAGCACCATTTAGGTTTTTGAGACTTTTTGGGTTAAAAGGCATTGTTTTCTCCATAAATTGTATATACCCCTTATAGGTATATCTTATGCCGCAGACAAGCTGCGTCATCAAAAAGGTATAATTCTATAAGGGGTATATAAAACAACATGAATTTTAATGAATATCAAACCAAAGCCATTACAACGGCTGTTTACCCAGAACATCAAGCACTTCCGTACTTGGCACTTGGACTGTCAGGAGAGGCTGCAGAGGTCGCAAACAAAGTGAAGAAGATTCTTCGTGGAGATTACGACAATGACCCAAAGAAAGCAGAAGAAGCCTTGGCATCTATATCTAAAGAACTTGGGGATACTCTTTGGTATCTCGCTGTTCTTGCCAACGAACTTGGAGATAGTCTTGATACTGTTGCTGCTGCTAATCTGGATAAACTAGCCTCACGTAAACAAGAAGGAACCCTGAAAGGATCAGGAGATGAACGCTGATTACGAAAACCATGAACAATATATGAAAAGGATGAGTGCAGAAATGGATGCTAAATCCAGACAAGTTGGTGGTAACCACTACCAATTACCTATACAACCTATTGATTTCATTGTGAAAAATGATATACCATTCAGAGAAGCAAATGTTATTAAATATGTTGTAAGGCATAAAAGTAAAAACGGCAAGAAAGATCTTGAAAAAGCAATGCACTATTTGCAAATGCTGATAGAAGATTATGATGCCTGAATGGGTACAATACTGGCTTGTAGTCATGGTAACAATTAACACTACAGTAAACCTAATTGTATTCTTTAAAGGGAGAAAGTTTAAATCATGACAGAACTACACACATTCTGGGGAGATGGTCAATATTCTGACAGGAAATCCCACGTGTTCAAAGAATTGACAGGCTATTCAGTTCTTATGATTAAAGGAGAAACCGTAGTTGAAGATCGACTTATCGAAGGACACTCAGAGCAATACGCAGAAGACTGTGCAGAAAACTGGGTACTAGGTGTAATCCCATGAAATCAGACAGGGGAAGGGTTGATCATGTAACGGGTAAACCGTTTAAAAAGTTTAAATGTATTGAATGTGGTGTAGAAATACTAACCGTATCAATAGATAATGGATATAAAATCTGTCCTAAATGCGACATAAAGAAAGCAGAAAACAGTGGATGAAGAACTTAGTAAACAAGTAAAGAAAATCAGAAGGCGTAGGAAAATACTTGACCGATACAAAATAGCTAAAGGCTGTATTGATTGTGGGTATAACGAAAACCCCTACGCTCTTCAATGGGATCACAGAGATCCTACAGATAAACTATACACACCTCACAGGATGGCTTCTTGTAGTATCAAAAACATTATCAAAGAAGCCCGTAAATGCGACATTCGTTGCGCTAACTGTCACACAATCAGGTCAGTAAAAGAAAAACACTACCTAGAAAGAAAAGCTTATGAAACTAGTATATGATATTGAAACCGATGGTTTTGATGCAACAAAAGTATGGTGCCTTGTAGCACATAACTTAGATACTGGATCAACTTACAAATTCAGTGATTATGATAACTCAATCCCATCAATGGACGATGGTTGCGTTATGCTAAACAATGCAGAGGTTTTGATCGGTCATAACATTATCGGGTTTGATAATTTAGTTATGGAAAAACTGTATGGATTGAAACTAAACGAAAAGAAAATATACGATACCTGGATTATGTCTCAGGTATTGCAATACAAAAGACCTCACAAGCACGGCCTTAAAGGTTGGGGTGAGCACCTCAGCAACTCTAAAATTGAATTTGATGAGTGGGACAACTACTCTAAAGAAATGCTTAGGTACTGTGTACAAGACGTAAAGCTAAATGCAGATGTGTTCAACCACCTAATGGTAGAATACAAAAAGATTGCTGCTAAAAGACCAGCTATTAAAGAGGGTCTTCTGATTGAGCATGATACAGCCAAGTTTAATGCACGTGTAAAGACTCGTGGTTGGAACTTTGATGTTGTAAAAGCAAAGAAGAACCTAAAAGCTATGAATGTTCGTATGCTTGAGATTGAAAACATTCTTCACCCACAATTGGGTACGCATAAAGTATACATAGATAAGGTAGAAAAGTTTCCTAAGTTCAAAAAGAATGGAGACTACACAGCGGTAACTGCACGTTTGTTGTCTGACTTTTACAATAAAGAAATTAAAACAACCGACATACACGTTCACGCAGCAGGAGAACCCTTCCAACGTTTCACTGTTGAGCAGATCACTCTTGGTTCTATGGAGCTTGTTAAAGAGTGGTTGCTTACAATTGGGTGGAAACCCGATGAGTATAACCGTAAGAAAGTAGGCCGAGAGTGGGTTACTGTTGGTCCAAAGATTACTGATACATCTCTAGAGAAACTAGGGGATCTTGGTAAAATGATCAGCGAGTACTATACCCTTCGTAATAGAAGCTCTGTTATTAAGGGCTGGCTTGAGGTTCTTTCCGATGGTCGCATCCACGGTAACATGTGGACTATCGGTACTCAAACATTCCGGTGTCGTCATGAAGTTATTGTAAACCTTCCAGGAGTGAATGCCCCGTGGGGTAAAGAACTAAGGGAACTGTTTATACCTGATGACAATTGGAAAGTTGTAGGTGCTGATAGTTCTGGTAACCAACTAAGGGGTCTGTGTCATTACGTAGGCAATGATGAGTTTACTAATGAAGTTATCTATGGTGATCAACATCAACGAAACGCTGATGCTCTTGGTTGCTCTCGCCCTATTGCTAAGAACTACCTATACGCATACTTGTTTGGCGCTGGTGATGCTAAGCTTGGTTCTATTCTAACTGGTAAGCCTAACGCTAATGCTGGTAAGAAGTCTCGTGAAGACTTTGCCAAAGGTATTAAAGGATTGGCAGAGCTAAAGAATAGACTGGGAGATGTATGGCGCAGTACTCAGTACGCTACAGGTGAGGGTTGGTTCCCTGGGCTTGATGGTCGTCCTGTGTTTGTCTCTGGTGAATACCAGGCCCTAAACTATCTTCTGCAAACAGCAGAGGGTATTACATGTAAGTCTGCACTTTCTTATGCTATGAATAAGATTGATGAAGAAGGACTACGTGCAGAGCCACGACTGTTCTACCATGACGAAATCGCCTATGTAGCACATCCAGATGATGCTGATCGTGTTGGTGAGATCTTACAAGAGTCATTTAAAGAAGGACCAAAGATGTTTGGTGTAACTTGTATGGAAGGTGGAGATTATGTCATTGGCAGCAGTTATGCAGACGTACACTAATATAAAGGAAGTACCTTATGAACCATCAATTGAATATCCAGGGTACACCGTATCCTTCCACCCAAAACCAGATGATATTGAACCGAGAGAATGGTTTGATGTATTGCGTTACCACTATACTGCAAACGGATATATCATTCTCCACTTACTCGCAGCAGTTGAATACGAAAGAGACCCCCTCAACCCCTACCCTTTAACTAATAAAGTAAAGGATTGGGGAGTTGAAGTAATCTACAGATGAAAGGAAAAGATAATGGCACTAGCACTAATTGATGCCGACTCTATCTACTTCAGGGCTGCTTATAGCAACTCTGATGAAGTAGAAATACGAAAGGTGATTGACTTCACCGTAAATGAATGCATGGCTTACGCCTTCTCAGAGCCTCATGAGTGCCGTGTAGCGCTTAAAGGTAGGGGGAACTACCGGAAAGACCTTTACACCCCCTACAAGGCCTCCAGACCCGCCTTAACGGACGAAGTAAAGAAGTCCCTTAACTATGGTCACAACTATATGAAAGAAAAGTGGGGTGGTGTAGAAGCTGACGGGATGGAAGCAGATGATCTAGTATGTATATGGGCTTATGAAGCTCGTGAAATGGAACTAGACTTCCTAATTTGTGGTATTGATAAAGATCTTAAACAGATACCTGGTCATCACTATAACTACACTAAGAAAACCCATGAGTTTGTAGATGATGACAAAGCAAATATGAACTTGATGCTGCAATGTTTGACTGGTGATACTAGTGATAATATCCCAGGTATTAAAGGCATCGGTCCAAAGAAAGCTGAAAAGATCCTAGCAGGAGTACCAATGGGTCAACGCTGGGAAAAGGTTGTCGCTGCATGGAAAGAACATAATGCAGGTGATCCTTGGCTTAGTCGTAAACTACTTACTATGCTGACCACATGGGATGAACTAGAGGAGATACAAAAGAATGGAGGAGATGAGTCATTACTTCTCAATAAAACCTCTGAGTGCGAACAAGATGTGGAACCGAAGGGGGAAGACAACGTTCAAGTCAGCGGATTATCTGGAGTATCAGAACAACATTCGGGATGAACTAATAGGAACTGACTGGCCCTTTGGGGTTGGTCAGGTTACCTTTGATATAACAGCAGGTCTCTCAAATAGAGGAGCAGATCTGGATAATGTAATTAAACCAATATTAGACACATACCAAGGAGTGTATGAAGAATTCAATGACAATAAAGTTTACAACATCAAACTTGAAAAGCGAATCGTTAAACGAGGAGGAGAATTCCTTGACATCAGAGTACGAGAGTATGAAAGTGATCAAGCAGAAGAGACTCAACAAGAAACGAGAAGCGAGTTACAAGAGGAAACTAAATCGTCAAGCTAAAGAAGAAAGATGGAACTAAATGGATGATGAAAGAAGATATGTAAAAGGACCATGCCCATTCCCTGGGTGTGGTAGTTCAGATGCGTTTGTATCGTACAGCGATGGAGTAGGTCACTGCTTCAGCTGTGGTAAATCAAAGAAAGTGAAAGTTGAAATGGATGCCTATACACCTACCTCCTTTGTGGAGCTTACTAAATTCTCCGATATACCTTCTTATCGTAGCTATTCTATTACTTCTCGTGGTATCACTAAAGAAGTAGTTGATCACTTTGGTGTGAAGATGAGCGTGAGTGAAACTGGAATGCCAGAATCTCATTATTATCCGTACACAAAAGACGGTAAATTGGTTGCTTACAAAGAACGAAAACTACCTAAAAGTTTCCACATTCATGGTGACTTTAAAAATGTAGACCTGTTTGGTCAGTCTTCCCCAGGGATTGGTAGAAAGAAAATCATTATCACTGAAGGAGAACTAGATACACTAGCAGTGGCTCAGTCTATGATAGATAACTCTGGAAAGATCTGGGGTTCTGTTGTGTCAATACCATCAGCAACTGGTCTAAAAACATTACTAGAGCAAAGGGAGTGGGTAAACCAGTTCCAAGAAATTGTTCTGTGTTTTGACCAAGATGATGCTGGTCAGGCTGCACTTGAAAAAGCTGTAAAGATGTTTGATGCTGGTAAAGTAAAGATTGTAAAGTTACCAGAAAAAGATGCCAGTGACACACTAATAAAACATGGACCTAAGATCTTAGACAATTGTATATGGAGAGCACACACTTGGTCTCCTGCAGGTATTGTAACTGGTGAGGCTGTGTGGGATCAATTCAAAGAACGTCAAGATGTAGAGTCTGTTCCGTATCCAGATTGTCTTTCAGGTCTTAATGAAAAACTAAAAGGAATACGATATGGTGAGATTACTTTGTTTACCTCTGGCACTGGTAGTGGTAAGTCTACTGTCATTAAAGAGATTGTTCTTGACCTTCTTGCTAAGACAAGTGATAAGGTTGGACTCATTAGTCTGGAAGAAAGTGTTGGAGATACAGCCGAAAAGTTTATCTCCATGCAGCTTAGGCGTAACATCATGGATACTCCATCGACTGATGAGGATGAACTCCGTAGAGGATATGAAGCTGTGTTTGGTGACGAGCGACTGGTTCTCTTGGATCATCAAGGCTCCGTTGGGGACTCATCTCTTATCGAAAAGATTGAGTACATGGCCCTTATGGGTTGCAAGTACCTCGTTCTTGATCACATTACTATCGCGGTATCGGAAGGGTCTGAGGGACTATCTGGTAACGAAGCGATTGATAAAGTAATGTCTGACTTACTTAAAGTTGTAAAGAAACATAATGTGTGGTTGGGTCTTATCAGCCACCTACGTAAAGCCCAAGGGGGTAAGAGTTTTGAAGAAGGGAACATCGCATCTATCGATGATATCAAAGGCAGTGGCTCGATCAAGCAGATCTCGTTCGACATCATTGCCTTTTCACGAAACCTTGTCGCAGAATCAGAGTCAGAACGAAACACAATCAAGTTCAAAGTGCTCAAGTCTAGATTCACAGGACTTACAGGACCTGCCGGAAGTGCTGCGTACAACAATAAGACAACAAGACTAGTAGCAGCAGGAGGTTTTGATGACTACTTCACAGTTTGAAACAACACTAATAGATAGTATGGGGAGTGACCTAGCAGTAGTAAATGCTGCTAGAGTCTCCTTTAATAAAAGATCTGAATATGAAACAATTGAAGTAGGTTATGATGAGGACAGCCCTCCTTGCGAACCTCACACTGTTAAGGATTTAAATACTAAAGATAAGAAACTAATTAAATATTTAGCAGAGCATGGGCATTGGACACCCTTCAGTCAAGTACAATATCAAGTACGTATAAAGGCACCTATCTTTGTAGCAAGGCAGTGGTTTAAACACATAGTAGGTATTACTCGTAATGAAGTATCACGAAGATATGTAGACACAACACCAGAGTTTTATGAACCAAAGTCATGGAGAGCAAAGCCCACTGACGGTGCTAAACAAGGATCTAGTGGTGATGCTGAGTCTCAATACTTCCCTAGTAAATACTTAAGAGAGATACACGAAAATGCTATCACATGCTACGAAAAGATGTTAGCTCAAGGTATT